CCTTCGCGCCGGCAGCGCTCGCGCCGTCACCAATTCCGTCGATGCCCTTTGAGGCCGCTTGGCCGGACTGAGCAACGGATTGCGCCATGTCCTTGGCGGAATCCTTGACCTGCTGGAAGCCCGCCTTCGCGCCCGTTGCGTCGACTGCGGTCTCTAGCTGAATCTTGCGACTGTCAGTGGTCATCTAGGGGCCCAAAGAAAAAGGGCCCGCCAAAGCGAGCCCCAGAATGAGAAAAGCCGGCTCGGTGCCGGCTTTGGTTGACTAGATCGTGCAGCCTTGGTGAAGATCACGCTTCGCTGCCAGATACGCTTCCTGCGCCTCCTCTTTCGTGGCAAAGCGACCTAGATGTTTCGCTTTGCCCTCCGCCTTGATGCTCGCCCGCCATCTCTTCGCGCGGCCGAGCGACGCTGACACGCCGAGCAAGCCGCTCGATTGGTTGTTGGTTCTGGCCCGCCGCTGGTTCTGCAGATTCACAGATCGGCTCGTATCGCGCAGGTTGGCAAACCAGTTTTCATGGCGGACGCCGTTCTTGTGGTCAACATCGCCGACCGGCCACTCACCAGTCACATACAGCCAAGCGAGCCTGTTCGCACGATGCAGCTTCCCGTCAATGCTGATGCTCACGTACCCGGCGGCGTTCTTCGTGCCAGCCACATCACCAACGGCAATCCGGTTCGACGTTCTGACACGCCAAGTGAACGCCCCGCTCAACGGGTCGTAGTGCAGCAGCGTCTTGAGCCGATTGAGCGTGAGCGCCATCAGACCGCCTCCCCTTGGCCCTTGCACGCCTCGCATTCCCGCTTGTGCTGCCACTGCTCGGTGCCCAGATACTCGCCCGAGGGTGAAAGGTGGCGCACGGCATCGGTCGCCCAGAACCAGCCGTGCCCATCGCACTCGTTGCACTTGGCCGGCTCGTTCTCTTCGTTGTTCGCCGGGTCCGTGCAATAGCTGCAAGGCGGGCTGGCGTTAGGCCAGCTACAACCGCACTCGGTCATCTTGAAATCTTCGGGCGGCTCAACATGCTTGCGGCCGTCTCGCAGGTCGCGCGACAGGCGTTCGTAGGCCGCAAGGCCTTGTTCTATGGAGCGACGGCGACTGCGGACGGCATCGGCGCCGTCGGCATTGAGTTGCCACGTTTCCAGCGCATCAACCGCACGTTTCGCTTCGCACAGGGCCGCGTAAATTTCACTCAGGTCACTCATGCCCGCCGCTCCTTCAAGTTTGGAGCGTTTATGGTAACACAACAACCAGTTGTTTTTGCAACACAACAACCCGCAATACAATCGGGGGCATGGAAGCCAAACGCCCGCCCGGTCGCCCCCCGACTCCACCCGAGGAAAAACTCCTCGTTCGGTCCATCCGCCTGACTGCGGCTCAATGGGCAAAGCTAGATCGCCTCGGCATGGCCTGGCTCAGGGCGGCCATCAACAGGGCGCGAGGCTAGCTTTCGTCGACTCCCTGATTCATTTGTTCGAGAGCCGCGCGCTCCATGGCCTTGATGAGCTCGAAGGTCTCTTCGTACTCGCGGTCATTGAGTCGCATGCGGTCCATGCGGTGGAACAGCACCCCGTAGTCGAGTGCGTAAGCGGCGCCCCCCATCCCGGCCCGCCGCCACTGATTGGCGATGCCACGGAAAAGGCTCCAGATGGCCCAGTTTTCGGGCCAAAGTTCAGCGTTCTGGGACGCGTAGTGATTGGTGATGGCGGCGCCGAAGGCATTCGGCTGATGCTTCGGATCATCCGAAGTGGGCTGCTCGACTGCGGCCGGCGCGTACCACGCCACGACGGCCGAGATCAGTTTCCCAGGCGGCCCTGGCCGATTGCAGCGTCGTAGGCGTCCGCGATTGCCGCGACACCACCGGGGTATTCGTCGGCAAACTGCTCCAGCGTCTCTTTGGTGAACCCCACGTCGAGGTTCCAGCCGTCGAGGGCAAGGGCAAGGAACTCGCCGCCCTTGTCGCGGCGCTTCTCCATGATCAACGCCCAGGTGGCGGTCGTCGGATCGCTCAGACCCAGGTCGCTGGACATCTGGTCCTTCATCGCGCCGTAGGCCGTCACCGTCCGGTACTTGAACAAGCACTCGATCGTGCCGTCGGTCCCGTCCAGCATCTTGAACGTGACCAGCTTCTTGAAATTCTTCGGCGGCTTGCCGAGCGTGATGGTTGCCATCTTTGTTCTTTCAGGAGGAGGAAAAAGGCCCGGACTCGGGAGCGACCCGCGGGCATGAAAACGCCCGCCGAAGCGGGCGCTGGCAACTACTCTTAGTAGCTGATGGTGCGGCCGATGAACGTGAAGGCAGCGGTGACCTGGTTGGCCTGGCCCTTGTTCAGTTGCGGCACTTCGGACACGTTCATGTAGCCGTATCCATAGGAGGCGCCACCGCCGGTCAGCAGCAGCTTGAACGCGCACTTCGTGAGCGAACGGCTGATGTCGATCATGGTCTGGTAGGTGGCGTTCGACGGGTCGTGGCCGAGCGTCAGCGTGGTGGATGCGGCATTGAAGCCGACGGGCACATTGATGTCGTTGCGGCGCGCGAGCGGGCTGATCGTGGTGAACTTCGCGTCGCCGCCGGTGGTGCTGATGGTCAGCACTTGGGGGATCGCCGTCCAGCCGCTGATCAGCTGCGCCGATGCCGGGATGCCAGCGCCGGCCACATAGAAGCCGGTGTTCGAGGTGTTCAGACCCTTCACCTGGAAGCTGTTCGCATCGATCGCGCCGGTGCGGAACACGGTGTCGGTCGCGTCTTCCCAGCCCGAGGACAGCAGGATTTCGCTGTTGTCCGCGTAGCCGTGTGCCGTGGAGGTGGCAACGGCCGGGCTGGCGTTGGTCATCGCCGTGATGGTCTTCGCCGAGGCGAAGGTCGTGGAAAAGAGGATCTGTGCACCCTCGGGGAACGCATAAGCCATGGTGGGCTACCTTTCTGGACAAGAAAAAGGCCGCTCGCGGCGGCCGGGGTTGACGTGCCCGAGAGGGCGGGGAAACGAAAAAGCCCGCCGCGATTGCTCGGGGCGGGCTGTGTAGGGGGCTCAGCGCCTCAGCGCCAGAGTTCGAAGTCCTGCTGCGCGCTGTAGGTCAACATGTCGTGGTCGTAGTCGGCGAACAACGCCGACTGCGGCCGCGCGGGAAAGGGGCGCATTGCGTCCTCCACCTGGTTCATCAGTGCGTTGGCCTCGGCGCGCGTGGCGGACCAGACGTTGATCTGGATCACCGCGTTGCGCTTGCCCGGCACAGAGTTGTCCAGCGGGTTCAGCACCGCGCCGCCGATTTGCTGCCAGGTGATGTAGGGCTTGGCCGTGCTCGTCGGCGCGATGTCCGGGAACACCCGAGGGCACACCGTCTTCAGCAGCGTGAACAGGTCTGATTCCATGCTCATGCTGCGCTCCCGTTGATCCGTCGCAGCAGTTCCGCCTCAGCCGCGGCATAGGCCCGGTCGAACGCGCTCTGCGCGCGGCGCACGAAAGCCTTGGCCGGCACCTGGACAGGCACAGGCAGCGTCACGTAATAGGCGTCCTTCACTGCTTGCGAGGCGCTTCGATTCGGACGCGGCTGGCCATCCATTCCTGGGCGCACCATCGGGCGCACTTGGCCGTCCGCGCCCTTGTAGTAGCGGTAGCGCTGCAGGTAGCCGTTCTCCAGCAGGTGGCCGTGCGGAGCCGTCTTGGCGTTCCAGCTGATGTGATAGGTCGCCTTGCCCTGCGTACTCTGCTCGGGCGAAAACTTCTGATAAATGCTCCGGTCAAGATTGCCCGTCACCGTCTTCAGTTGGCCGACGTTCTTCTTGACCTCGTCGTAGAGCACCTGGGCCGCAGCCTGCGAGGCCGGCCGGACTGCCTCCTCGATGGCGCCCTCCATCTGCGCGAACAGCGCATCCAGACCGGACAGGTCGGCACCGACGCGGAAGCTGTTCAGGCCCTCGTAGCGCGCGGCGCGGTTGGCAGCGATGCGGCTGGGCTTGGTCATTGCACCGCCTCCGCGACCACGCTCAGGTAGCGCGCATTCGTCGGATCCGGCGCGATCGACTTCACCTCGTAGTCGACGCCGTCGAACTCGACCCGCATGTTCTCCGCCAGGTCGGTGCGGTGGCGCACTTGGATGCTCGCCCGCTTGAACACCGCGACGGTGCCGGCCCGGACCGACTCCAGCCCGCTCGGGAAGCGAACGTCAGCCCAGATCGGGTCCATCGGCGTCCAGGTGTCGATCGGCTGACCGATCTCGTCCTGCCCGGTCGACGGGCTCTTGAACGTCACGCGGTGGCGCAGCTTGCCGGCCTGCATCACATGCCCCAGACCTTGACGGTGTCGAGCATGCAGTCGACGCCGAGCGGCAGTTCCGCCAGGTTGTCCGGCGCCGTGGCTTCGCGGTTCTCGAACAGGTGCCCAACGGTCAGCAGCAGCGCGGTCTTCACCGCGTCAGGCAGCGAGCCGGCCTCGTAGCGGACCTTCACGGCATTCGCGACGGCGTCGGTGGCCGGCCACGCATCCGCCACCAGGATGACCCGCGGCACTAGGCCATAGTCGTCCAGCGAGTACTGCGTATCGGAAAGCGTCTGCTCGACGCCGGCCGCGTCCAGGTACTTGATGCTCTCGATGCTGGCCACCGGCCCGCGAGGCAGGTCGATGGCCCCACATGCGGGGAAGGCGTCAAGGGCAAGCTCCAGCGTCTGCTCGCCGATCGAGCGCTGCGTGTAGTGCTCCGCATACCCCACGGCCGCAGCCAGATAGCCGGCCAGGAGCGCGTCCTCGTCCGTGCCATCGATGCGGCAGTGCGCGCGCAGGTCCGCAGTCGGTATCTGCTGCGCGGCGGGGGTGATGACCTTGACGCCCATCTCAGGCCTTACTCGGCAGCCGGTTCGGCGGGAGCAGCGAGGCTCTCGGCGTAGGCGACCGCTTCGGGGTGCGGGTCGAGCTCGGGCGAGGCTTCTGCCTCAGTTGCAGGCACTTCAACCACGCTGTTTGCGACGCCGAACGCGCCGTCGACCAGAACGCGCGCCTTCACCATTTCAGGAGCGGCGGGCGGAGCCGGGGGCGTCACGGGCGGGGCCGTAGGCGTGGTTGCTTCGGGCGCGGCGGCAGGGGCGGCGGGCGCAGCGGAGTCCGCAACAGCGACGGCCGGCGCGACAGGCTTGTCTTTTGCCATGGTGTTCCTTCTTGTGTTGAAGAGGCGGGCCCAGCCGAAGCCGGGCCCCGTGGCGCTTACGTGGCGCTGTTCTGGTAGAACTTCACAGCCGCAGTGTCGAGCAGGTTGCCGCCCGTGCGCTGCCAGCCGCAGAAGCCGACCTGGCCGTTCAGGGCGAAGGCCGAGTCGTCGAAGCGGCGGATGATGGTTTCCATCACGTCACGGATCGTGTACTGCTTGAAGTCGCCGTAGCCGATCGACTTGGCGTTGGCGGCCATCGCGGCGACGTCGTCATTCACCGTGATCGGGTCGCCCAGCAGCAGGTCGGGGGTGTCCTGCGTGATGCCGTACTCGTAGCCCGGGGTGAAGATCGGACGACCGGCGGTGTCCTTGATCTTGCGAATCACCTTGATGGAGCTGTCGGCCATCATGAACTTCGCACCCTTGCGGTACGCGCGGTTCACGCTGTGCTTCAAGTCGACCAGGTCGTCGTAGATCACGGTCGTGGTCTGGCCGGTCGTGCCGACCTTGCCCGACGTGGCGCGCGCCATCACGCCCCAGGGCTGGCCGGTGCCGGTGCCCACGGTGTAGTGCGTGTTGGTGATGCGGCCGAGGCGCTGGGCCAGACGGTTGACCACGAAGGACACGACGTCGATGGCGCTGTCCTGGATCAGTTCCCAGGGCAGAGCGATCTTCTTCGAGCTGTACTTGTAGACCACCAGCGGCACTTGGCTGAAGGTGATGTCGGCACCGCTGGCGGCGGTGTTCTGGCCGACGATTTCACCCACTTCCGAGGTGCCGTCGCTGGCCGGGTACTGCCAGTCGTTGCCGGCTGCCGTCGAGATGATGTTCGCGACGTCGCGCATGCCGCCGAAGGCCTTCAGCGCGTCGATCACCATGGCGGGCACTTCGGTCGCGACAGTGAAGCCGCCTTCGGAGCCGGTCGTGGTCGACATGGCGTTGCGGATCTGGACGGCCTGCTCGGCGGTCACCTTGTCGCCGTGGCGCAGGTAGATCGCGACGGCGTCCTTGACGCTCATGTCGGAGCCGGAACCGCCACGCTTGGCAGCCTGGGCAGCGGCGTCGGCAAAGTCGGCGTCACGGCCAGCCTCGATCATGCGCTCATGCGCCTTGATCTGCGACTTCACGCGCTCGGCTTCGTCCATGTGACCGTCGAACTTGGCTTGTTCTTCGGCGGTCCAGACTGCGGAACCCTTTTCAGCCAGGAGGTGGTTCGCAGCGTCAGCGGAGGCTTTGAGGCGCTCCCGGAGGGCTTGGATGCTCATTTGTTACCTTTCAGGGTATGAGACAGACATAAAAAAAGCCGCCCAAAGGCGGCCTGCTCTCACGCGGGAGTCGCGTCAGATCTGGAGGAGCCGCATGCGATTGCGATTCGCCTGCAGCGCAGCGGCCACGGCAGCCGGTTCGGCTTCCGGGGCAGCGGGTTTCTGGGGTTTCGGAGCGTTGGCGTACGCGGACAGGTTCCAACGCGCGGCGGAGTCCTGCGCGCCCTTGCTGGATGCATCAATGACGTCGACGAAGCCCGCGTCGAGCGCCTCTTGCGCGGTGAACCACGTCTCGGCGTCCATCCACTCGCCGACCTGCTCTGCGCTCGCGCCGGTCTTGCGCTGGTAGTCGGCGGAAATCGTGCCGTCGATCTTCTCCAGCAGGTCTGCTGTGGCGCGCAGCTCGGTGCGGTTGCCGTAGGCCAGCGTCCACGAGTTGTGCACCATGAACAATGCGCCATCCGACATCCGCACCTCGTTCGCCGAGAGGGCCAGGTAGGTCGCGGCGCTTGCCGCCATGCCGTCGATATGCGCCGTCACCTTGCCAGCGTGCGCAGTGATCGCGGCCGCCATGGCGCGCGCCTCGAAGACATCGCCGCCGGGGCTGTTGATATGCAGGCGGATGTCCTTGCCTTCGGCCGCCTTCAAAGCAGAAACCAGGCCGGACGCGTTGGCGCCCCACCAAGCATCGATCACGTCGTAGACGTAGATGTCAACAACGCCATCGGTCTCCTCGGCACGGATGGCCGCGGGGCCTTCGGCGCGCGCGTTGTCCTTGAGCAGCTGCAGCAGCTTGTTGGTCTTCATTCGTTGCCCTCTTTGGGTGCGGGTTCGGTAGCGTCGGCGCCCTTGGCGGCCGCCCTGTAGAGCTCGTCGCCGCCAGGCAGCGGCGCCAGGTTGCGCGCACGGCGCACCTCGTTCGTGGTCTTGTAGCCGTCGCCCTGCGCACCGCCCAGGGCGGCACGGTCGGCCTCGGCCTGCGCCTTGGAGTCGCCGCGCAGCAGCTCGTCGAGGTCGAAGTCCAGGAACGGGCCCGCATTGCGGAACAACTTGCGATTGAGCTCCTGCTTCCAGCGATTCAGGTGCGGCTTGATCGTGTACTTGACGAAACCGAGCGTGATTTGCTCGATGCCGGTGCCCCAGCTTGAGGTCTTGGAGTGGTCGCCGATCAGCACCGGCGGCACGCCCATGGCCTGGCAGATGTCCTCGCGCTCGAACTGGCGCGATTCGAGCAACTGCATGTCGACTGGGCTGATGCTCAGCGCCTTGGCCTCACCGCCTTCGGTCAGCACCAGAGGGAACTTGCGGCCATTCACCCCGCCGTAGGTGGCGACGAACGACTCGCGCAGCCCCTGCTTCTGGTCGGGGCTCATCTTGTTCTTGTACTGCAGGGCAATCTGCGGCATGGCGCCTTCGCCGATGCTCTTGCCGGTGTAGTTCGCAGCGGCCAGCGCGTTGCCGATGCCGTTCTTCGCACCGTGCTGGATCATGCTTAGCGAGCGCAGGCCGTCGAATCCCAGGCCCGGGAAGTGCAGCATGTCGTCTTGGTCGACGGTGTAGACGCGGCCGGTCTCGATGTCGCAGACGTCGTAGACCAAGCGCGAGTTCACGCGGCGCGCCAGCACGTAGTCAGGGTGGTGCACCTTGAAGCCGCGGACGGTGCCGAAGCCATTGCGCAGGATCTCGGTGTGCTGATCGCCTCGGAAGGCGACGCAGCGCATGATCCATTCCCACCACGACGCTGCGGTCCAGGCCGGTGCCGGCGACTCGTTGAGCAGATACCAGAGGTCGTTGCGCTTCGACTCCTCGCGGGAGCCATCCTGCTGCAGCCGGTACTGGTTGATCGGCAGCTGCTGCACCGCGCCGCCGAGTTTGCTCGCGCAGGCGAAGACCGTGCTGACTTGAACGGCCGACTGGTCCGTCACCGGATAGCCGGACGCAGCGACGATCGGCTGGAACAGCTCGATCATCCCCTCGCGGTCGGAACTCGTCACGGTCTGGTTCTGGATGCCCGCGCGCTCCATGCCGCCCGGACGCGACGCGACCCAGTCCGTCAGCACGCGCGACTCGCGGCGCTCGGCAGTGAGGTTGAATGTTTGCGTCATGCGTTCAGGTCCACGAAGCCTTGGAGATGATCCGAGGCCTCTGGGTTGAGGGAGAGGAGCGTCACGGCGTTGAAGGTCGCCATGAGCGGGTCAATTTTTCCGGTGCCGCTGGCCTGCTTCGTGATCACGATCGCATTGCCGCGCGGCTCCACTTTTGCGTTTCCGACGCACCAGGCCATGAGAGGCTGGCCGCCATGCACGAGCCCGCCCTCGGCGAGCTTGCGCTCTGCAGTCTTGATGGCGCCGGTCATCTTCCAACCTTGGGAGATGCCGATCACCTTGTCCTGCGGGACTTCCGCCTCGACCATCGCGTCGAGGATGCCGCCGAGGCCCGCCGGGTCGCAGCCGACCTTGTCCAGCAGCCCGGAGGCCTCGCACTTGGCGACGATCTCCGCCACCTCGTACACGTCGTCGCCGATCTGCTTGACCAGCGTTAGGTCGCCCTGCTTCGCGAAGTCATGCAGGCGCGGCGCGATCTCTTTGCGGCGCTCCATCACAGACGGGTGCGCCCAGGCATGCGTCCAGAGCAGCCACTTGCGCTTCTCGACGCTGGCCGGGCCCAGCTTCAGCCGACCCAGCACCGCCAGGCCGAGCAAGTCATCCAAGCCGCCGCCGTCGATGCCGACATCGACCACCTCACAGCGGTCGAGCAGGTCATCCAGCGTCAGCGCTGCCTCGACGCCCTGCTGCTCCCAGAAGTCCGCGCCGGCCCAGCGGTCGGAGCGCAGGTTCATGCCGATCTCGACGTTCGCGTGCTTCGCCATGAAGCCGCGGAACGACTGCTCGCCGGCCGTCTCCGCCTTCTTGAACTCGCGCTCAAGGAAGGCCTGGTCCACCGAGAACCCCATGTTCGGGTTCACCAGCGCCATGTTCTCCAGCAGAAGGCACTCGCCCGACGCGACCATCTCCGGCGGGTGCTCGAAGATCACCGGCACGAAGCCCGGGTCGACGATCTCGCCGTCGCGCACCTTGCGGGCGTACTCCAGCTTCTGCTTGAAGATGCCGGCCGGCGGTTCGTCGGACTGCGTCGACAGCCAGATCACGAAGCCCTCCGGCCGCGACGCCAGGCCGCCCAGCGCCTCCCGGAACATGTTCTCGGCGCTGGCCATCTTCCCGAACAGGTGGAGCTCGTCCACCAGCGTTCCGACCGACTTCTTTCCGCCGACCGTGTTCTGGTCCGCCGCCAGCACCTTCAGGATCGCATTGCTCTCCCGGTGCGTGATGGTCTTGACGTGCGACTGGACGTGCATCAGCGCGTCCAAGTCCTCGTCCTTCTGCACCATGTCCCGCGCCGGCGCGTAGGCGTTGTTCGCCACCTCGACCGTCGGCGCCAGGACCGAGAACTCCGCCGACTGCCGCCAGTTCAGGATGACCGCGGTCATCATGATCCCGGCCGCGATGGTCGACTTGCTGTTCTTCTTGGGGATCAAGATGAACCACTCGACGATCAGCCGGCGCCCGCTGTTCGCGTCATAGGCACCGAAGATGCTGCGCACCAGGTCGAACACCCACTCGGCACACGACTCGCCGAACGTCGGACTGCCGGGCGCGTCGACAATCTTCAGTTGCTTGAAGATGGCCAGCGCCTGCTCGGCCTGCTCCGGAAAGATCGGCGGCGGAATGATCGACTCGCCCGCGCGCAACCGCGCCGCCCAGTCAGGGCAAGCTGTCGACCATTCAGCCATCAGCGGCCGCCTACCAGTTTCAGCGGCGGCGCAGCGGCAGCGAACTTGCCGGCGCCGGCCTTCTTGGCAGCGTCGGCCTTCTCGTCCTTTTTGCCGCCCTCGCCCTTCTTCGTGTGCACGTACGGCAGCAGCGCCAGGAGCGCCTTCATTTGCGCCGGGCTCACATCCATGTGACCGAGCGCGATGAGCTCCAGCGTCGGGCGCGGATCGAGCGGCTCGCCAGGTACAGCAGCGGCTTCCTTGGGCGCGATGTACGTCGGCCCCTTCGCCTTCCGCCCCGCCCCAGCCCTCGCCCCGCCGCTCCGGCCCTTCACGCCTGCCATTTGATTCCTGCCTGCTCCATTTGATTAACCGGGAAGGGGGATTTATTGTCCAAATGCGGAACCGAGCGGTTTCCTGATCGGCCGATTTCTAGGGTTTTCCCACCCCCCTGGTGCCCCAGACTGGTGCATCCGAGGGTGAATGCGATGAACTCGCATCTCCAGAGGGTTGCTCATCCGTTTCGCTTGTGCCGTACAAGGCATTGGGGTTAGCCCCTGCCTGCCCTTGCCTTCGCCTCTGCGGCCGTCTTTGCCGCATGGCACTCATGGCACAGCGGCTGAAGGTTCGACTCGTCGTTGCTGCCACCCTGCTCCCTTGGGATGCGGTGGTCGATCTGGTCGTGCCTGCTATTCCAGGCCCTGCCACATGCAGCGCACTGGTAGCCATGGGCTAGGGCTACACGTTGGCGCTTGGCCATCCATGCCCTGCCTCTCTCCATCTCCGTGGTGCCGGCCTTGTGGTCGAGCATCGGAGCCCTTGAGGCGGTGAGTGCTGCAAGCCTGGGCTTGAGCGTGGTGAGTGCCATCGGACTACCTTTCGGCTGGCGCTTGCCGTTCTTCCCTGCCTGATGACGCCCGGAGCTGGACGCGGAGATTGCAGCGCCATATTGACCGCCTGGCGCTACGCTCTCAGGTTGAGCGCATGAAACGGCGGTTGGTGTGTGTTGCCGGATGCGGCCCTTGTGGCAATCAAGCCTGTAGGGTTGGTGTGGCCGACCGGCGAACGAAAAAGCCGCCGAGCATTGCTGCTGGGCGGCTGAATGGACAGAGAGGTCCGGACCTTCTTGGCTTTTATCCGGCTATTGGCTACTAGGGCGGGCCTCGCGGTTTTCCACCCTCTCCGATTCTTTGTGATCCAGTGGCACCGATGCCTCCGCCTGGATCGAGTTCTCTATGGGTTTTCCCGTGAACTGCGCGAAGTCTAGCGATCCGTTTCTGATCGTGTAAGTGACATTTTTACAACGGACTCGCCAGACCTAGCTCAGCCTTCAGTTTGCCGACCGCAAGCTCGCGCGTCTTCGCCGACTCGAGCCAGACGTGCTGCCCGGGCTCGTTGACCGGGTTCGTGCCGACGATCTCCCCCATCTTGGCCCATGCGATGAAGCCGTCGCCGTGCTTCGAGGGGATCGTCGCGAACGACCATCCACGGTCCTGCGTGACCTCCATGTCCTTACCTCTCATGCCGCGCGCTCCCGGTTGATGAGCATCACCCTACCAGAGCGCACCAGCGCATGCAGGCCCTCCATGCTCACGGCCAGCTCACGGGCGGCGCGCGCCGGCGCATCCTTGCGGACGTAGGCCCAGCGCACAGCCGCGCGGTGCTTCTCCGGCAGTATGGAGACGGCCTTCTCGATCAGCCAGCCGTCGTGCGTGTCGACCGGTGGTCGGAGCTTCGGCATGTCCCACTGCCGACCATGGGAGCGCCCAAGTTTCCAAATCGGACTCACCCAGTGCATCCCGCGATCCCGCACAAGCTCGGCCCAGTTCTCCAGCCTGGCGTGCATCTCGGCGTGCTCGGGCTCCACCTGGTGGAAGTCGACGTACTTCACTTTCATCAGCATTCAGGCCTTTCGGGTGATCGACTCGGCATACCACCGCTTGCCCTTGCGCTTGAACAGCGAGACGACATCGCTCAGGCGCAGGAGGATCTCGAACTCGGTCGTTCGGTCTGGCAGGAAGATTGGCTCAGGCTCGCGGTCGACGAGCCCAGCGAACAAGAGGCGCCGGGTTTCGCCCTCCATTCCGATCTGGATCACATCACCCGTGCGGCGTGCGGCCGGGATCAGGTCAAAGTACGCTGCGCAGGCCGGCAGGCGGAGCGTGAGCGACTCCACAACCGGGAAGTGGTAGTACTGCGAAGGCTGCACGTACATCTGGCCGGCAATGCGGCCGAAGTTGACGAAGGCGCTCTTGGGCGCATCGACCATCTTTCCGTAGACGGTCCAAGGGCTGGAACAGACGACAGCCATCATTGGGCCCTCCGATGCTTGGCGGCTGCGAAGTAGGCCTCGACGACCTGCGCGACGATAGCCTTCGCCGCATCCGCAGCGACGATCTGGAGGATGGTCTTGTCGGGGCCACTGGCGAAGTCAAGGCCAATGACGACCTTCGCCCTCGCCTTCCCCTCCTCCCCCCTCATCGCGCTCATGGAGCCTGCGCCAGAGCCGGGCAACTTGGCAATCGTGGTCAGTTGGTTCATTCGAGCCCCAAAGTGATCTTGAAGTCAGTGATGAGCGTGCGGCGGCCGTCGCCGTCTTGGTACTGCATCGCGTTGAGGTTGGTGGACAGGATGTCGGCGCCCGTGTCCCTGCTGAGCCGGGTCAGGATGTCGACGATCTCTCCCTCGGCTTGCTTCTGCGCCTTGCGCATCTCTTCTATGGTCACGCCGGCACCCCTTCCTTGCTGGGCACCGGGAGCCAGGAGAGGGTCTCGTCCTTGGCGTCTTCGCCAGGGTCGCGGATGGGGCGGAGCACGCCGTCGTAGACGCTCGGAAAGTCTCCAACCGGCGGGTCAACGATCCAGCATGGGTATATCTCGTCGTAGACAACCGAGACGCAACGAACGATGCGGCCAATGGGCCACGTAGGATCGAGAGCGCTCGTCTTGACGATGACAGCCAGATCCCCAGGTTTGCAGTTCATGCCCTCTTCTCCTTCCGTTTGAGTTCGCGTGTCTTGGCGCGGTAGACGACTGCGATCTCGCGCAGCACCTCCCGCGTCCACTTGATGGGTTCGTTGTCGCACTCCAGCGCCTCGACGCGCGCAAGCCCGATGCGCTCAATGAGGTGGATGCGGTAGTCGACGGCGTTGCCGGCCTTCCACTTGTTCTCTTGCTTCGTTTGCGCGTGGCAGTTGTCTTCGTTGTAGCGAAGGTGCGATGCCGCGCCCTTGGTGCGGTAGTGCCCGCCGTCGACCTTGTTCGGCGTCCACCAGTCCAGGGGCTGGCCGCTGGAGATGCAGGCATGGCCGGCTACACGGTCGCGCCACCGGATGAACTCTTGGAACGCCTTGTCGGCAATGGCGATCAGCTCCGGGATGGTCTGCAGCGCCTTGGCGCGCTGCTGCTTGTCCATCATGCGATCGACCTTCGCCCGCTCCTTGGCCTGCTTGCGCTCCTTGGCTTCGCGCTGCAGCCTGGCGCGCTCCAGCCCGCACATCGGGCCGCACACGACCTGCATGCGCTTGGTCGGGGTGAAGACCGACTTGCAGTGTTTGCAGGCCTTGGGCTTCATCGGCTTGGCCGATATTCCGCGTTTATCGGTTTGGCCGATGGTCATCCCACGTACCTCCCGTCGACCCAGCGCTTGGCGCGCTCCTGCGAGAACTTCCACAGGCGATAGGCCTGCTCGGGTGTCCAGCCGATGCACCAGCCATAGGGCGGGAAGCCACACATCCACAGGTCGCGGAAGCGGGGGTGACGGCGCATGTACGGCTTCATCTGCCCTCCTCCCAAGACTTCGGGGCGCGGAAGCGAATGTTGTGCTCGGCGCCGAAGGCTTCCAGCCAGACGATGAACACCGCGGCCAACTTCACCGACAGGTCGCGCGTCTGGTTGCCCATCAGAACCGTCTCGCCGCGCAGGCCTCGGCCGATGCGCAGATCGCCGAACTTCTTCCACTCGTCGGCGAAGTCCTTCAGGGTGTCGATGCGGAAGGCGCTCAGCAGGATGCGCTTGGCGTCGTCCGGGTCGGCCAGGTCGCCGCCGATGTGCTCCGAGATCTGGCCGATCAGGGAGTGGAAGTGCGCGTTCTGCGCGTCCTTGCGGGTCTCGGGCTTCACACTGGCACGCAGGCGCTTGCCATCGGCGACCTGGTCCTTGACCTGGGTCCGATACAGCCATTGCAGCGCGTTCTTCGCCTGCTCGGGGTCGGTCAGCAGGATGGAGCTCATCGCGACAGCGCCTTCTCGCGCTTCTTCAGCGTCGCCATCGCAGCCATCTCGAACTTCCCGTTGCGGCACGCAAGCTGAGCGCTCGACGTGCGGGCGACCCGCATCAGGTCGTTCTTCTCAACGGCGCACAGGCCGAAGCCGGCGTCCTTCAGCGGCGAGTCCTTGAACGTCCAATGTGTGCAGCGGCCGCAGTTCATGCCCAGACTCCCGCCAGCGGATGCTGAGTGGCAAGCGCAACCGCAACGACGCTATCGACGCGCTTCGCGGACTTCGCCTCCAGCGCGGCTGCCTTGTTCCGCGCCAGGCGGGCGGCCTTGAGCTCCAGCCGGTGCGCGTCCGTCTTCGGTTGGCGCTTGGCGCGGACGGCGCCCTCAAGCGTCAGTTCGTAGGCGCCATTGCGGAACAACATCCAGCGCTGGCGGACGCAGTCACGAAGAGCGCGCTCCACCTTCTCTGCGGGGACGCCGGTTTGCTCCACGAATCCACGGATAGGCATTGGGTGGACGCGATGGGCCCAGAGAATCTGGAGCACCTGCTTGGTGAGGGTCGGCACCATCAGCGGCTCCCCAGCCCGGAGAACGGGCTCACCGCCTCGGGCCACGCACGATAGGCGCGGACGTTGTTGATCGTCGTGCGGCTCACCCCAAAGCGCTCGGCGAGGACGCCACTGCCCTCCTCGGTCTCTCGGATGTAGCGGACCTTGTCCAGGTCCAGCTTGCCATGCAGTTCCCGGTTCTTGGCCAGGGCGCTTGCCGAGGTCTGCTGATTGCGGATCGCGGCCAGCATGCGGCGGCGGGTCTTCTTGGTGACCTGCTTCAGGTGCTCCGGGTTCACGCAGAGGACCGTCTCGCAGGTCCGGATGATTTCCAGGCCCGCCGGTATCTCACCGTTGAAGGCAATCCAGACGGCGCGACGGACGGCCATCACGTTGCCGCCGATGTTGATCATCGGCATCGTCCCCTTCTGGGTGGAGCCGGTCCAGACCCAGCAGCCGCCGTCGTCGCAGCAGCGCGGGCGGACCTTGCTCATCAGGTAGTCGCCTTCATCGAAGGGGGCCGGGATCACCGCCATCTGCACGCTCATGCGGCACCTCGCAGAGCGTCAGTGGCCATGGCCAGTTGCGCGCGCGTGATGCGGCGGTCGCCGCCTTCGTGCCGGGACATGATCCGGCGAGCCCAATCGCGCGAGTCAACCGTAATGCGGCGCTGCAGCGCTGGGGCGACACGGGCCAGTTCGGCAGCGATGCGCTCCTTGCCGGCGGGCGAGTGCTCAATGCGCGGGGCCTCGGGCACGGGCGCCATGCGGGCGATCTTGCGGAAGTCGACAACAGACGGCGCGCGGTCGGGCAAGTTGTCGAGCGCGTGCGCAATGGCGCTCGGGTGCGAGAAGAAGCCGGACAGTTCGTGCGCCCAGTCAGACTTCACGGCGTTCAGGTCCAGGCCTTCGTAGCGGCCGAGGAAGTCGCGCCCATAGGTCAGCGCAAGCTTTTCGAAGATCCTGTCAACCCAGGCGGCGGGCAGTGACATCGATTGCCTCCAGATCAATTACGTTGTTGGGAGCGCCAGGGCCGCGCGCAGCGACGCCAGGCGCGGCCTGCTGCATGCGTTCGCGCATCTGGCGCTGGTATGGGGTTTCGCCGGTTGGCGAGGCGGCTCCGCGCTCGTTGGGCCTGAGCCAGTCAGCCTCCAGGCCCTGCGACCCGCGACGAACCCAGACCTTCAGGAAACCCTCCAGGGAAAGGTTCGCCTTCGCGGCCTCTTCCCGGGCACCGTCGATTGCCGTCAGGCTGGCCGTGGTCCGCTTGCTCTTCCGCAACTGCACCCAGTCTTTCCAGACTTGCTCGCTGACATCCTCGGGGCGCTCCACGACATCGGGAGAGGCGGCGGCGCGCTTGCGCGACGGCTTCTTCTCTGCCTCTGCCTCTTTCTCTGCCTCTCCCTCTGTCTCTGGCATAGCGCTTTGCTTGCGTTCTGCTAGCGAGCCGCTATCACCGCGCACCACGGAGAAAAAGCCGTTATCAATCAACGGCTTAAGCGCATCCGATGCTTCGACCTCGGTCATTCGGAGACGGAAGGCCAGCTTCTTCGGGGTGGCGTCGACTTCACCGTTGTCGTGCTCGCTTGCTAGCAGCCACAACATCGGTGCTAGCGCCTTGCTAGCAACAGGCAACGTCTGGAACTCGAAGTTGTCCAGCAGTTTCTTGTGGAGCTTGATCCACGGTGGCGACCGGTCCTTGTAGTGCTGGAGGTCGGCCCAGTTGTTGGGGAGGATGATCACAGCGCCTCCAGTCCAAGCTGCTCGGGCGGTACCGCCACGGGGGCGAAGATCGGCAGCTGACGGCCGGCCTTCTCGATACGAGCGCAGGCCTGCGCGAAGTGGCCTTCGTTGAGCTCGATCCCGGTGAAGGCGAACCCCCGGTTCTTGGCCGCGATTGCGCTCGAGCCGCTGCCAAGGTGCGTGTCCAGAATCGTCTGTCCAGCTCTTGCGTAGTTGTCCAGCAGCCACTCGTAGAGTGCTACGGGCTTCTGGGTCGGATGGATGCGGGGCTCGTTGAGCGACTTGTTGCCGCCGTACTGCCCCTGGTGCATGCCATTCCACACGTAGCGGAAGACGCGCACGGCGCAGTCCATGGAGCAGTAGGCAAGCTCGGCATCGGCAAACGTGCTAGCACCGTTCTGCTTGTCCCACACGATCCACGACGGCGAGGCCGAAGCGAACCGGTCGGCGAAGTGATTGGCACCCCAGATGATCTGGTGGCGCGACACCCGCCGCAGCTCGGTGAAGTACTCCGTGTCGGGCACTGACCATTCATCTATCTGGTCGTAGTGTTTGGCGCGCTGCACGCCCAGGCTCGAGTAGCCTTTGCCGTAGTAGCCAGAGCGGTTCGGGCCGTCGAAGTACGGCGGGTCCGTGATGGCCAGGTCGAAGGCCCTGTCAGGCAGCGAGCGCAGCACTTCCATGCAGTCCGCGTTGTAGAGCGTTGCGTCGCCGATGGTCTTCACTTCCATCGCACCCCCGGCGCGTAGCGCTTTCCGCCCATGGACCCGTGCCCCTTCGAACGAGGCACGTATGCAACAACACGGATGAGTCCTCGCTTGAGAGCGTCTGCGTACACCGGGCCGAAAGCGCGCGCATCAGGCGCCGTGATGCCGGCCTTAATCGCCGCATCTGTTGCACTTTCTCCCGTGGCCTCGCCATGGCGACGGATGAACGCGACGATGAACCGCAGCGCGCGGGCCCGGAACTCGGGGTCGGTCCTCTCGGCGCGCTCGAGCGCCAGCTCACCGGCCGCGGCGCCAGCTGCGCGCGCAGAGGTGAAGTCGATGTTCGACTGGATCATGCTGCCCTCCGTTGTTGATGGGCTTGCTCGTTGAGCCACCACTGGCGGCGGATGCGGGCGATCCGGGCGTGATCGGTGCCGACGCCCAGGAAGGGGTAGCTGACGACGTTCTGCAGCATGTTCGCGACGAACTTCTCGCCGCTCATGCCGATGAGCTTGGCGTAGCCGTTGAAGAACGAGTCAGGGTCGAAGAAGAAGCGGGCCGCGGCGCGTGCGTCGTCGTCGAGGTTGCGCATGGCATCCTTCTCGGGGCCGCTGGGCTTGGCGCCCAGGTCGATGAGGGCCTGGACGATGATCTGGGTGATGAGGCGGGCGCAGGCGCGGGCTTGAGGCTCGCAGCCTTCGCGGGTGGCGAGGAAGTCCACCGCGGCTCCGCCCGATTGAGGAGAAGAGATGCTCATGGCCGCTCAGAGGGGCGCAAAGTCGCTTGAACTAAGGTTGTCAAAGGACGCCTCGTCGAGCGACGATTCAGCAATGGCCTTCAACACCGCAACGCGCACCCAGATCGCAGTAGGAATGCCCGCCGAGCCGGCGATGAGCTTCAGGCGCTGCTCGTCGCGCTCGGACAGGCGAAGCGTGATGGCTTCGGTCTTCTTGCCATTCGGCATGTTGCGTGCTGTCGTCATGAGTCCCTCTGCGGATTGCGTGGTGGTGGATGGGTCAGGCGGCCCGCAGTTCGGGCCACGTCTGCTTGAACGTGTCGGGGAACATTTCCTGCCGGGTCACCGCGCGCTTGGAGTGACGTTCGATGAGGACGGCGAGCTCGGGCGACGGACGCCGAGTGCCATAGGCGCAGTTGCGGAGGTGGTTCGCAGCGACGCCGCACTTCCCGGCGAGCGCCCCGCGCTCTTCATTGCTGAGGCTGAGGAAGTAGGTTCGGAGGTCCATGCGCCGAGTACACCATACGGTGTCTCGGTTTGTCAACACCTTTCGGTGTCATTCCCTGAATCTAATTCGCGCATGAACGACGACACCCTCATCCGTCTCGAAAATCTGCGGGCGCTCAATCTGTCGCCGACGCACCTATCTGAGAAGGTCGGCGGCCGCGTCAGCTACTGGGCCGACATGCTCCGCGGCAAGAAATCGTTCGGGGAGAAGGCGGCCAGGAAATTGGAAGAAGGCCTGGGCCTACCCCGCGGCGCGCTGGACCAGCAACGCGACGATGGCGAGCCGCCGATCGCGCTACCGAAGGCGTCTCCGCAGGTCTTCGTATCGCACGCGGAAGGAGACGTAGAACGAATGTTTCTATTGATGGCCTCCCTCCTCAACTCTGTGGACGAGTTAACCCGAGTGCAGGCCGAATCTCTGGTGACCCGCCTGTTCGATGGGAACGCCGACGCGGGCAATATTGCACGCCGGCTCGACCTATTGCTCTCCCCTGGCAACAAAGTAGGCAAAGAATCAACACCCGGCATCGTCGCCGTCGTTGTTGAGGAAGGTCGTCAGAGCAATGGGACAAGTGATCGCGTTGAAAAACAGGACCGTTCGGCCGGAGCTGGTGGCCGAACTCGAACGCCAGCTCGCGTTGGCAAGGTGCGGTGAATTGGTCGGCTGGGTCGGCATGGCCGAGACGGCATCAGGCCGGCAGGTCATGTACGCCGCAGGCTGCTTCGCTGACAAGCCCGAGCAGGCCGCGAACGCTGCGGCCAAGGGACTGGATCTGTTCTGTGAACAGATGGGGCTCCTGAAGAAGCCACGCTACTCCGCGCCGCAACACGTTCTCGACCGGCTTCCGCGCCGGCTACGGAGGGGATGACATGAAAACGCTCGCCTGCATCGCCGCCCTTCTGGTCGGCACATGCGCGCACGCACAAGATGCGCAATCGTGGGCCCGGGATGCTGGCAAGGCCTACGACGCTTGCGCCTTCCGCATGAGCTCGGCCCAGATGTTCGGCGATGACGCCCACTACCAGGCGACGCGCACCTGCGTCGACCAACAGCTTTCTAAAGCAAAGGCTTCATTCCCCTCGGCACTTGCCGGCAACAGCGGCGCGCGCAGCGCACGCCTCAAGGACTACTACGCAGCCTGGGTAGCGAGCATGAGCGCGCTCACCACTCTGCAGGTCGGCACGAAGAACAACGCCGACCGGGCCTACGCGGACGCCAAGACCCGCATGCAAGAGCTCTGGGCGCGATACGAGATCGAGCAATAGAGCCGACGCCCCGCCCAGCTAGGAAAGCCCGCCATTGAGCGGGTTTTTTGTTGGCCTGGGCCAAAGACTTTTTTGTCACTCCGACAAAAAACTTTCGCATAGACACCTTTTGGTGTTGACACGCGAAACACCGTCTGGTGTAATTCACTTCAACGCAGCAATCCCGCTGCAAGGAGTGACCAGATGGCAACCACCAGAAGGCAGTCGCAACCGCAGGGCACCGACCAGGTCCGCCGCGAGTACGTGAAGGCGGCACTGACGGGCATCTACGCCAGCCTCGGCGCCGCGATCCTCGACCTCCCCGACGACGAATACCGCGCTGCGTTGGCCAAGGTCCGCCGCGTGTCCTTCGACCAGGCCGACGAGATGCTGAAGGAGCCGGCGTGAGCCTCTACCGAGCCGAAGCCATGGCCGCCCTGCGCGCCGCGCGCCAGAAGGCCCTCGCCCCTCATGAAGAGGCGGAGATGCGAGCCCAAGACCTGCAGGGGATCGTCGTTGACGAGCTGCCCGGGGTTGTGGGGGATGACGCATGGGAGCGTGCCACTCAAGGGGCGGACTCGCATTGGGGGCTGCTGCCGTGAGCGCCGCCAAGCACACGCCGGGGCCGTGGCTTCTTGACGGTCCAGGGATGGAGCACGTCCTATCCGATGAATACCACTCCATCAGCGGTGGTTGCGGCTTCCTTCCCGACGATGACACGGAGCGCGGCTTTGGGCTCTGTGGGTTCATGCGCATTGACGACGCCCGCCTGATCGCCGCCGCTCCTGAGCTATTGGCCGCACTCATTCGGGTTGAGCGAGTCGCCCGAGGCTATACGCCAAGCGCACAGCGGGAGCTTCGCCTTGACGACATCCGCGCCGCCATCGCCAAGGCCACCGGGAGCGCCGTATGAGCGATCGCAGCGCCCACTTCGAGTGGTTCCGCTCCACTCGCGACTACCGCTTCTGGTTCGTTTGCTGCTCGCCGGCCCTCGATGACTGCTACGGCCCGGGCGCCCTCGACGGTCACGCCGTCGTCGATGACTTCGGCAGCCTGCGCATGGTCAGTGGTGACGTTCGCCGTGCTAGGTGGTGGGTATGACCATCCCCCGCACCTTCGTCGAGCTCGGCGAGTTGCGCGCCATCTGCCCGGCCTCTGCCTCGCAGCACGAAGCCGCCCACTTCCACGACCGAGTGCAGCACTTCCTTCGCCTGGGAGCCCGCATCAAGGCCGCCCAGACCCAGCGCCACCGCGCCTACATCAACCAGCGCGCTCGTCGCGAGATGGGGATCGAGGAATGAACGACCTTGACGCCGACTTCGCGCGGCACCTCCCCTACCTGTTCGTCGTCGGCCTGCTGGCTGCGGCGGTTGTCTACCTCTACGCATAGGAGTCAGCGTGTTCTTTGCACCCACCAGCCCCGAAAAGATCCTCGCGCAGCAGATCTACGAAGCCAAGCGCCGCCACTTGGAGCACGCGGCAGCTGCCGAGTACCACCAAGCCATCGCCGACGCAGCCGCCAAGAGCCTCATCCGCCTCAATCAACTCAAGGAACAGCAGCAATGAACACCGTCCACAGCTCCAAGATGCGCGCCCTCATCGCCACCCTGATCGGCATGAGCGCCGGCGGCGCCCTCGCTCTGCCGAGCCGCTCCGAGCCCAGCGAGGCCCAGAAGCGCCGCATCGCCATGTGGGAGGCCGACGCTCCCAGCCGCACCGCCGAAGCCCGCGAGATCGCCGCCTGGAACGCCGGCGTCAAGCGCCGCAACCAACGCTTCGTGCGTCGTCAACTGGCTCGCGGCCGGAGCGCGCAATGACCACCGTAGCCCGAGTAGGCCGCAGCTACATGCGGCCCGCCACCAAAGCAGCCAACGACGGCCACCCCGAGCCGCAAGACCCGCCGATCAAGACCCGCATCGACCGCGGCGTCGCCCTGACCGTCTGGGCCGTCCTGCCCATCGCATCGGTCGCCCTGGTCGCGGCCGTCGTCATCGTCATCAAGAACTACGTCCTCAAATGAACGCTCTAGTCAAACAGGAAGCCAACGCCCTTGCGCACGCCCAGGCATCGGGCCGGATGGCCGTTGCCGACATCATCGCTCACGTCTCCACGGTGCAGGAAGTTATGCGCGCCGTGATGAAGCCCGAAGTCCACTACGGGAAGATCCCCGGCGCCGGCGACAAGCCGACGTTGCTGAAGGCCGGCGCCGAGGTGCTGTGCATGGTCTTCCGCATCGCTGACAAGTACGTCGTCGAGGATCTGTCGACGGCCGACTGCGTGCGCTACCGCGTGACCTGCATCGGCGAGCACCAGATGACCGGCTCCGTGCTGGGCTCGGGCCTGGGCGAAGCCTCCAGCGGCGAAGAAAAGTACAAGTGGCGCAAGGCCGTCTGCAAGGAGGAGTTCGAGGAGACGCCGGCCAACCTGCGCCGCGTCAAGCACGCCCGCGGCAAGGGCGGCAGCACCTACAAGGTCGAGCAGATCCGCACCGAGCCAGCCGACATCGCCAACACCGTCCTGAAGATGGCGAACAAGCGGGCGAAGATGGCCATGGTGTTGAACGTCACCGCCGCCAGCGACTGCTTCGCACAGGATCTGGAGGACATGGACGACGCGCTGCGCGACCACCTGGCGCGCCATGAGAACGACGCGCCGGCCGAGCCCAAGGGTCTGCCGGTCTACTCGGACGAGGCCTTCCAGAAGAACCTGCCGGCCTGGCGCTCACTGATCGAGTCGGGCAAGAAGACGGCCGAACAGGTCATCGCGACCGTGTCGACGAAGGGCGCGCTCACCGACGAGCAGCTGGCCATCATCCGCGCAACCGTCGTGGCAGAGGGCGCAGCACAATGAAGACGCACGACCTCATCCAAGGCTCGCCCGCCTGGCTGGCTCACCGCGCCCAGCATTTCAACGCCAGCGACGCGCCGGCCATGATGGGCTGCTCGCCCTACGAGACGCGCACGCAGCTGATCGCGCGCCTGAAGACCGGCCTCTCGCAGGAAGTCGATGCCGCCACGCAGCGCCGCTTCGACGACGGGCACCGCTTCGAGGCCCTGGCCCGCCCGCTGGCCGAGGAGATCATCGGCGAAGACCTGTACCCCGTCACGGGAACCGAGGGTCGCCTCTCCGCCTCCTTCGACGGCCTGACCATCGCCGAGGACACCGCGTTCGAGCACAAGACGCTGAACGACGACCTGCGCTCCTCGATCCGTCAGCAGGGCGGCAACGCGAACGAGTTCCTGGCGCCGATGTACCTGATCCAGATGGAGCAGCAGTGCATGGTCTCGGGCGCCGGCCGCACGCTGTTCATGGCGTCGAAGTGGAAGGGCAATGAGCTCGTCGAGGAGCGCCACTGCTGGTACACACCGGACCTCGAACTGCGCGCCAAGATCGACGCCGGCTGGCGTCAACTGGCCGCCGACCTGGAAGCCTACGAGGCACCCGAGGCCGTCGAAGTCGTCACCGGCCGCACGCCCGAATCCCTGCCGGCCCTGCGCATCGAAGTCACCGGCGCGGTGACGGCGAGCAACCTGGCGCCCTTCAAGGAGCACGCCCTCGCCGTCTTCAGTTCCATCAACCGCGACCTCAAGACCGACCAGGACTTCGCCGACGCCGAGAAGGCCGTGAAGTGGTGCGGCGATGTCGAGGAGCGCCTCGCCGGCGCCAAGCAGCACGCGCTGAGCCAAACCGAGAGCATCGACGCACTCTTCCGCACCATCGACGACATCGGCGCCGAGGCGCGCCGCGTCCGCCTGGATCTGGACAAGCTCGTCAAAGCCCGCAAGGAGGCAATCCGAGGCGAGATCGTCGCCGAGGGCGTCAACGGCCTGCGCGACCATCTGAACGCCCTGAACGAGTCGCTCGGCCGCCCCTGGATGCCGGCCCAGCCCGTGGACTTCGGTGGCGCCATCAAGGGCAAGAAGAACCTGGACAGCATGCGCGACGCCGTCTCGACCGCGCTGGCCAACGCCAAGATCGAGGCCAACGCCACGGCCGAGAAGATTCGCGCGAACTTGGTAGCGCTGGAGGCCCGCCCGCAGTACGCGCCGCTGTTCCCCGACGCGCGCCAGCTGGTGCTGAAGGCCCCCGACGACCTGGCCGCCGTCATCGCCCAGCGCGTCACCGAGTTCGAAGCCGCCGAGGCCAAGCGCAAGACGGCCGAGGAAGCAACGCGCGCCGTGGTCGCCCAGGCCGCAGCGCCGGCGACCGCCCCGGCTCCCGCGCCGGCCAAGAAGGCAGAAGCACCAGCCGCAACGCTGAAGCTCGGCACGATCAACGAGCGACTGGCGCCGCTGACGCTGAGCGTCGACGCCCTGCGCGCGCTGGGCTTCGAGCCGGTCGGCAAGGAGCGAGCCGCGGTCCTGTACGCAGCCGACGACTTCCCGGCCATCTGCGCCGCCATCGTCGACCACATCGAAACCATCGCGGAGGCCGCATGACCAGGCTTCTCTTCCGAGATGGCCGAGTGCTTGAGGTTGGGGAGGGGAGATGAGCTTGCAATTCGTCAACATCAACGGCGAGCCGGTCAACACGACGGCCCGCACGGCAACGCCGGCGAAGTCCAGCAAGGGCGCGCCCGGCGAGTATCACAAGGGCTGGGCCGTCGAAGGCATCCCGCCCGGCGCTCGCGAGGACGCAATCGAGGGGCATAAGCGCTTGGTCGCCATGGCCGAGAACGCCGGCGGCAAGCCGATCAAGCCATGGAGCGAGGAAGAGTGGGCGCTGAAGGCCAAGACCCAGCGCGTGCGCTCCAAGCCCTACGAGATCCACCAAGCGGCGATTGATTGCGCTGCACTCGCCGAGAAGGCTGGCTGGCTGCGCGTTCGCATCAAGGCGCTGAGCAAGGGCGGTGCCGCATGACCGGCCTGATGCAGCTATTCAACGGAATCCTCGTCTTGCTGTGTGCAGGCGCTGTATTCGGTGTCATCGCCTTCATCTTCAACTACTCGCCAGCAGCAGGGGCTCTCGCGCTTCTGGGGGGTGGGGTGGTGGTTTGGAGGTGGCTGTGATGCGCAGGTTCTGGACCGACGACGAGCTCGCAGTGCTGCGGGAGTTCTACCCGAACGAGCGCGGCCAGGATGTAGCGAAGCGCCTTGGCCGCACCATCAGCAGCGTCTTCCAGAGAGCGCGCGCCGAGGGCCTGGAGAAGTCTGCCGCCTTTCTGGCATCCGACCTGGCCGGCCGCATCCAGCGCGGCAAGCAGTCGCCCGCGATGATCGCCACCCGGTTTCAACCTGGTGCGCCGTCCTGGAGCAAGGGCACGAAGGGTCGCGTCGGCGTGCAGGAGGGTTGCCGAGCCACCCAGTTCAAGAAGGGTGAGATGACCGGAGCGGCCCAGCACAACTACGTGCCGGTCGGATCGCTGCGAGTAAGCAAGGACGGCTACCTGGAGCGCAAGGTCACCGATGACCCGACCCTGTATCCGGCCCGACGATGGGTGCCGGTAGCCCGCCTGGTTTGGGAGGCCGCGCACGGCCCGATCTCGCGCGGCCACATCGTGACCTACCGCCCCGGCATGAAGACCGTCATCGAAGCCGAGATCACTGTCGACCGCCTCGAATGCATCAGCCGCGCCGAGAACGCGCGCCGCAATCACCCGCGCAACCGCGACCCCGAACTGGGCCGCCTCATTCAACTCAAGGGCGCCATCACGCGCCAGGTCAACCGCATCGCCAAGGAGCATCAGGCATGACTTCTCCCCACATCGCCACGCTGCGTCAGCATTTGCTGGACACCCTTGCGGACCTGCGCAACCGCGAGAACCCGATGGAGCCGGATCGCGCCCGCGCCGTCGCTCAAGTTGCCGGCGTCCTGGTGGACACGGCCAAGGTCGAGATCGACTACCTGAAGGTCACGGGCCAGGACCGCGCCGGCTTCCTGGAAGAGCCCGCAGATCCGAGCGTGGCGCACCTGGGCAACGAGCCCGGCAAACCGAACGGAATCACGTCGATCACCCGTCACCGCCTGCGCGGCTAACCCCCCAAAGACACAGCCATGACCAACGAACAAGAGCGCGCAGTTCAAACATGCATCCGTGAAGCTGGCGGCATCGTCCACGGCGACGGGAACATCTTTTTCACCAATGCTGAGTTGTTCCATAAAGCCGCCCTCTCCCACCTCTCCGATGCGCAGAAGAAGGAGGGGCCTAGCGGCCTGTTCGACAATCGAGCCACCATGTGCCGCGAATCGTGGCTGGACGGCGAAATGAAGTCGTTCGTGAGCGAGAAACTGATCGAAAGCAAGGATGCTCGGAAAAGCATGGGCTGGAAGCCGTGGGGCTACTTTCCTGACCTTCCCACCCCCAGCGCGAGCGCAGAGGCGGTGCCGAGTGAGTTCGCGGATGTGTTCGGCGAGCTTGCCAAGGCGACGGCCAAGTTCCCGACATGGCCGACCGATCCCCTGCATGCGCTTGCCGTGCTGGGCGAAGAGTTCGGCGAGTTGACCAAGGACATGCTCCAGATGGTCTACGAGCCACACAAGACCAGCCGCGAGAACGTGCGCAAGGAGGCATTGCAGACCGCCGCGATGGCGCTGCGTCTGTTCGCTAGCCTTGATCGCTACGAATACACACCACGCGAGCAACACTCTCAGGAGGCCCAATGAAGCCAACCGAAGCACAGCGCCTCGAAGCACAGCACGCTACAGGCAACGACCAAACCCGCACCACGCAGGGCGCGTTCAATGATGGCTGGAATGCTGCCATCGCCGCCCTTTCCTCTCTCCCGCCCGCTACAGAGACCGGCGCAGGAGTTAAGGCCGTGGCAGAACACATGCCTTGGTATCCAGGAGCCGCTCTCGCCGCCCCGCCCACAAAGCAGGGGCAGGCAGAGGCGAGCGGCAAAGTTGTTCAAATTCATATCCCGAAGCTGCTGGATCGCAAGCAGTCAGACGCGCTCGTAGACGCCGTGTGTCGCGCAATCACAAAGCACGATATTGACTTCGACACCGTGAAGCTGGTCCACCCCATGGCCGACAGCACCGATGGAGGCAGCAATGGCTGAGATTCAAACTTGCCCGCTGTGCCACTCCAAGGCCAGCATGCGTCACTCCCACGACCAAGACGGCTGCTACTGGGCGCACATCGAGTGCGACAAGTGCGGACTGCGGACACGGGGCAACTGGTGCTCAACCCGCAGTGAAGCCGACCCGATCTTCTACGAAGAGGTGCGCGATGCTTGGAACACCCGAGCCGCACGGGCCGACAGCACCGAGGCGCAGGCAGAGGTGAGTGACCGTGCTGATCGCACCCTGCGACAAGTGCTCAAAGATGCAGTTACTTTGGGCTGGATCGGCGAGGACGAAAAGGCCGAAATCCTCGCCCTGCGAGCGCCGCAAGCACGGCAGTTGACGGAGGCAGTGGCGAGCGATGAATTGCCGTTGTTGCCAGCCGCCGCGTATTCGCTGGACCTACATGACGGGCATCCGACCGTCGCCTACTCGGCGCAGCAGATGTACGACTTCGCCAGAGCTTCACAACGGCTGAAAGTCCCGCAACGACGATTGACGCCGGATGCCTTGGCCGACAAGTGCGAAATCTGGCTGACGCTCGGCGGCGCTTCCAATGTCGTTGATGCCTACGAAGCGGGCTACCGCGACTGCGAGTTGCACCACGGCATCCTGCCCGCATCGGGGGAGAAGTAGATGCGCAAGTTCCGCTGGACCCGCAAGCGCTGGTATCGGGCGAAGCACTTGTCCCGGCTGCTGATCAACCTGCCCGTCAATGCGCCCCCGCTGGTGGACATGTACCACCAGTTGCTCACCGACCGCTACGACAACGTCGCGCGCCGCGATCCGTTGCTGGAGCCGATCAAGTACCGCCTTTCGAGGTTCGCAAATGACATTCCCTTCTGAGAAGCCACCCAATGACCGACCCCACCACCGAGATTCGCAAGGCGCTGGAGGCTGGTCCCGAGCCGATGACGGACGATGAAGTCGCCGGCATGTTCCAGTACTGGCACAACGAGCACGGCACCACATGGGCCGACCTGATCCGGCGCATAGAGAAGCAAGCCTTCGACAAGTGGAGCGCCCATGCTCTCACCGCCCACGACCGCCTATGCGCTGAGGTGGAGGCGCTGCGCAAGGATGCGGAGAGGTATCGGTGGCTGCGTGAGCGCAATGCGCTGTTGGGCGATCACCCCATCTTCACCGCAATCCGCGTAGCCGACCCTGACACCGGGCGATTCGACTACAACGACCTGATCGCAGGCGATGAGATGGACGCCGCAATCGACGCCGCTGCCTCCCTGGACGCCTCAGATAGTGGGGAGGGTGGGAGGTGATGATGACGCTTGAACAAGAAACCGCCCGGAGTCGCCGTGTGCGCGAAGTGATGGAGCGCTGGGGCTGCGACTCGGAAGACGCCTGGCGCTACCTCGACTACCGCGAAGAGGGCTACTCAACCTATCAAGCCGCGCTGATGGCAGGACTTGCTGACCCGCAGGAGGGCGAATGAGCGCCATCCTCGAACCGGCAGCGCCAACCGTGCAGGTTGTTAGTGCGCGCTACGTTACGATCGAACTGGCGGCCATGATGACCGGCTTTACGCCCGGGGCGATTCGCACGAAGATCGCGAAAAGCGTCTGGCTGGAAGGCCGGCAATGGGTCAAGCGCGACGGTCGCGTCCTGATCGACATGAAGGGGTACGAACAATGGGCCGAGCAGGAAGCGGGGTAGAGGCGCGCGACAAGTCCATCCGCCTCTCATTCACCTTCGAGGGTGAAGTCCGGAAGGAGACGATCAAGACGGACGGCAAGCCCATGCCGCCCACCCCGAAGAACCTCGTCTACGCCCACAAGCTGGCGGCCGAGATCAAGGACAAGATCCGGCACGGCACCTTCATCTACGCCGACTACTTCCCGGCCAGCCCGCACGCCACCACCGGCGTCGGGACGACGGTCGGCGAGCACCTAGACCTCTGGTACAGCCTGCAGACCAAGGAGTCCAGCACCCTGAAGGGCTACCGGATCGCGAAGGACTGGTGGAAGAAGCGCATCGGCCACAAGCAGCTGAAGGCGCTGCTGCACAGCGACATCCTCGCCGCGCTGGCGAAGGAGCCGACATGGAGCGGCAAGACCATCAACAACAAGACCAGCGTCCTGCGCCTGGCGCTGACGTTGGCCATCAAGGACCGCATCATCACCATCAACCCGCTCGACGGCCTGGAGTCCGCGCCGCACCAGCGCAAGATCCCCGACCCGTTCAGCATGGAGGAGGCCGAAGCCATCCTGGCCGGCCTGCTGGAGAAGTACGGCCCGGAGATCGCCAACTACTTCGGCGTCAAGTTCTTCACTGGCCTGCGCACATCGGAAAGCCTCGCCCTCAAGTGGGAGTCCATCGACTGGCGGCTCGGGCACATGATGGTGTCCGACGCCATCGTCCTGGGCGAGCACAAGGACAACACCAAGACCAACGTCGCGCGCCTGGTGCAGATCAACTCGCGGGCGCTGGAGTACCTCAAGGCCCAGAAGGCGCACAGCTTCCTGATGCGGGACGGCTGGGTTTTCCCTGACCCCAAGACGCGCGAGCGCTGGGTGGACGACTGGACGCCGCGGGAGATGTACTGGCGCCCCACCCTTAAGCGCCTGGGCATCCGCTACCGCAGCCCCTACCAGACGCGCCACACCTACGCGACGATGATGCTGATGGCCGGCGTCACCCCGGCCTACGCGGCGAAGCAGATGGGGCACTCGGTCGACATGTTCCTGCGGACCTACGCCAAGTGGATCGACGGCGGCCAGAACGCGGTCGAGATGGGCAAGCTGGAGAACCTGATCGGGGAAGAATCCAGGGAAGAAAAGGCGCAACGGAGCACGTCCTAGCGCAATCCTTCATTGGAAGAATTGCGCTACGCTCGTCTGGGTTGCGCTGGCAAGACGGTTCGATCCCCTCCGGGCAGGCCACCCATCTACAGAGGGGAAGCCGCCATCGTCGCGCGGACTCAGGGAAGAATTGGGGAGGATACGGGGCTAGTGCTTGCCCACGTACTGGATGAGCTGGTAGAACAGAACCATGACTGCTAGGCAGCCGGCCACCGTCCCTATCACGATCGGGAGGTTCCGAAGCAACTCCCTCCACCACGCCTCACGCGGCTCAGCCCCTGGCTTGTAGTTGCGCTGGAACGCCCCGATGTCGCCGGGGCGGCCCGCCTTGATCCACGCCTGGTAGATGTCGGCGAGGGTGTCCATAGCCGGGCCGGCCTTGGACTTCTGCATCATTTCGAGTAGCTGCTTCTCTTCGTCGGTGGGCTTGGCCATCCGTCGATTATCAGGCCATCAGAGCATGCCGACATCGCACCGGTGGCGCTCGATCTCGCCGTGCTCGCGGTGATGGACGATCAGCCGCATGTCGCGGCCGGCGCGGTAGCCCTGCCCGTGGTGCCAGGCGTCGCGTGCCGCAAGCGTGCGGAAGTACTCGACGACGCCGCCGCGGTACTCCTTGATGTCCTGGTGGTGGACGTGGCCGACGTAAAAGTACCGATGGCTGGTGGCGCCCCACTCTTCCGGCTTGTCGGCGGCCATCACGCCCATCATGTCGGGGCCCTTGATGGTGTCCCCGTGCGTGGAGCCGATCAGCACCTTGCCGAACTGGTGAAACCAGACGACGGAAGGCGAAAGGTCGACCTCGACTCGCGGCTCGCCATGGAAGTAGCAGGAGATCATGAGGGCCAGCGCATAGGCCGAGTGGCCGTCGTGGTTGCCGCGGTTGATCCGGACGATAACGCGCTGGTGCTTTTCCAGCAGCCGGCGAATGCAATAGAGCATCGCGCGAAGGCCGACCTGCTGGATCTTGGCCCAGCGACCATCTACGTCCAGCTGATGGCCCGACTGGGTCACGTTCCGCTGGTTGTCGGCGTGGAACATGTCGCCCAAATTGAGAAGTAGCGACGTATGCGAGGCCGGCGCACTGGCGACCAGTCGGTCGATCGCGCCGCAGGTCAGCTTCTCCGCGATCTCAAGGTCGAAGCTTTCCCCGACCTCCTGCCACCAGGCCATGGCGCCGAAGTGCGGGTCGCCCATCGGGTACACGCACAGTAGGTCGTCGCGCGTGAACTCCGGCGGCGGCGTCAGCGGCGCCAATCCCTTGACCCCTTCGGACATGGCCTCAGCCGCGGCGCGCAGCACCTCAAGTTGCGCCTGCGATTCCGGCGACTGGCGCTCCCAGGTGCGTTCGACCTCGCCGCTCGCGTTGCGCTGGACCGTGACCTTGCCCATGGCATAGCCGGGCGCCACCCCGCTCTCGAAATGGCCCGGAGCGTGACCGGCCAGCGCCGCCTTCTTCTTCACGGCCTTGAGGGTGCTGCCGATCAGGCTGGAAGCGCATCCGAGCGCCTTGGCGGCCTTCTTCTCGCTGCCGTGCGTGTCCAAGGCCTCCAGCACCTCCAACTGGCGGACGGTGCAGAACTCGTAGAGCTTGGGGTCAACCTTCATCGGATCTTCTTTCGCCAATAGATGGCCCCATCGAAGCCCCAGGGCCGAGACGGGGTGAAAGTGCGATACCCGCAGGCGATCAGACTGTTCGCGCTGGGCGGGTTCTTGTAGGTGTCAGAGATGAGCCAATTCCAGCCCAGACGGCGCGCCTTGGCTTCCCGGACGCGGATCAGGCGCTTCTGCAGGCCCTTGCCGCGGTGCGATCGCAACACGCCGCTTCGGCACATGTAGCCGGTGTCGGACCACTGGAAGGAGCGGACGACGCCGGCAAAGGCGACCGGCAGTTGGCCGTCGTAGGCGATCCACCAGTGCCCCTCGGACACGTCGTAGGGCTCGTCGCCGCCCAGAGTGGACAGCTGCAGGAACTTCAGCAGTGCCTCGACCTTGGGGTCTTGGGCGTTGACTTGGCGGACCTCGATCATGGCTACTTCCGCGCCACGCCCTTGACTCGCTCGAAGGTGCGCAGGCCGCCGAGGCCGAGCAGGCCCAGCAGCAACGGAAGCATCTCGGACAGATCGGCCGGCGCGAGATTGACTTGGCGGTCCATCACGGCCAGGGCGAGCTTCATGATCGGCAGGCCAATCCAGTTCCACGCGCAGGCGCCGCCGCAGACCCAGCCCACGAAGGGCCGCCACCCGCTGACGAAGATGCTCGGGTTCGTTGCCTCGGCCTTGTTGATCTCCATCTGCCCCTGCACGAGCTGCACGGCCGCGGCGAGTTGCGCGCGCTCCTGCTCGGACTTGTCGGGCCAGATGGTCTTGACGACGGTGTTCGCCAGTTCCAGGCCGGCGGTGACGGGTTCGAGTGCCATGGTCAGCCCTTCAGTGCTTGGAGGTTGGATGCGATGCGGCGGGCCCAGCCCTTGCCGAACATGCCCCAGGTCGGCAGGCTCGTCATGAAGTCGAGTCGGACGCCGTTGAATGCGGCTGCGGCGGCCTTGCCGTCCAGCTTGTTGGCGGCGCTGATGGTCATGGGGCCGATCACGCCGTCGTCGACGACGCCGACAACACGCTGGAGCCACTTGACCGACTGCGAGACGCCGGAGTTCACCGCGGCGTCGAACACGTCGAAGCGCAGACCCAGCGGCAGCTGCTCGGCCTTGACGGAGTCCCAGTACTGCTTGCGGTAGATCGCCTTCGCGGTGTCGCGAGGCAGATCCCGCATGCGTCCGGTGTAGCCGTTCGCATAGGCGACCTTGGCGGTGACGCCCCACATGGTCTCGCCGCCCGGATCGGAGGGGCTGTTCGCGTAGCCGCCCTCGTGCCCGATGAGCCGGTCGAATGCTTCGTCGAAGGTCATGCGCGCCTCACTTCGGAGTGGATTGGAAGAACACGAGGAACTTGGACAGCAGCGCGCCGGCAGTGCCAGCGAAACCGGCGACGGCCAGCATCAACTTCCAGCCGCCTTTCGCCTCGTTGAGCATGTCGCGCACTGCTCGGAGGTCGGCGCGCATCTCAGCGACCTGCTCCTCCAGCATCTCGACCTTGGCTGTCAGGCGGCCGAAGTCCTGGGGATCGATCTCGCTCACAGCTTTGCCACCTCATCAGCGCCCTCGTCGGACTCGGCCTGGCTCACGCGGGCGCAGTGGCCCGGGTCGAACCTGTCGAGCACCCAGCAGATGCCGCGGCATGCCTTGCACCGCCCCTCTGCGACCGCCTTGCCCATGCGGCCGGAGAGCGTCATGTCGGGGTCGCCACCCGTGAGCGCGTTGATGAACTGGTCGAACGCGACCAAGGCGTTCCAGAGATAGCGCTTCATGTGGAGCTTTCGTGAGGGCAAAAAGAAAACCCGCCGAAGCGGGCCGGGGGTCAGGAGTTCGGGAAAGGCGAAGAAGGCGGCGTGAAGTTCGCCGTGTAGCGCGAGGCCGTCGTGATCCGCACGTCGTCGATGTAGGAGTCATTCCCGCCCGTGCCGATGGGCAAGGTGTTGTCGGTGACGTTGCCGATCGTGACGCTGTGCGCCGCATTGACATAGCCTGCACCGGCGGCAGATGCGCTCGTGTCGAGCGTCCCGTGAATGAATAGACGATAGGTGCTGCCGTTGCGGTCGAACGCGATGTGCTGCCAGGTGCCGGACGTGTTGACGGCCGTCGTGCCTGTCATGTTGATCTGGAACGCCGACCCGGCCGCGTTCGACGCAAAGCACTGCACCGTGTTCGTCGTCGTCAGGCGCATGGCATAGGTCGTGTGACCCGTCGAAACCGACTTCCAGATAAGGCACCGCTGCGATGCCGCCGCCCCGAGCCGCACCCACATTTCGACGCAGAAGTCGCCGGTCGGGGCCAGGTCTGCCGAGTGCGGAATGGTCAGCTTCTGCGTCGCGCTGGCCCCCGGATAGAGCGCCGACGAGATGCCGAACTTGGCCTGCACCGTGCTGGTCGTGACGATTGTCGGCGTGACCGTCTTCGGCGTCGGGCTGTTGTCGGTGAACGTCGTACCGCCGTTCGACCCGTCCATGTGCAGCAGCAGCGCGACTTGGGCATAGAGCGGGTCCGTGCTGCCAGCGCCGCCGAATCGGTACGGGTTGAGGAAGAACTCCGACACGCGCGGGCCGCGCCCCTCGATCAACGCCCGTTGCCGAGCGCGCGCCACGAAGGCGCTATCGATGTCGGTGTCCAGGCGGATCAGGCGGCTCATTGCGCGACGTACCCGATGAGGTAGACCTTGAGGCCGGCGGCCGAGCCACTGCCGACTTGGTCAACGTCGATGGTGATTTCTGCATCGTCGGCCAGGTCGGCGTCGCCGATGACCGGCGGCGTCGCTGCCGTCACGCTGGTCTTTTCGGTGTTGTCGATGGTCAGCTTCGTGGACAGGATCGTCGTGCCGCCCTCGTTGATGTCGACCGTGAAGATCGAGCCGCTCGCCTGAGCGGTCGTGAGGGAGGCGCGAACCGCCGTCACTTTCATGGCGAACGGCATGCGGAAAGTCACCTTTGCCGTGCCGGTGCCAATCGCGGTCGTTTCGTCGCCGCAGGCAATCGGGATGCAGGTTGTGACCGTCGCCCACTCTTGCGCCGTAGCGCCGCTGTTCATGCGCAGGCCCTGGTAGGCCGTGCCTTTGGGGATACGGATGGCGACGCCCGACGTGGTCGCGCCGATCATGTCCCCGGCGGTCGTCATCGGATTCGTGAAGCCGGCGACCGGCACCGCGCCGACGCCGAAGATCCCGCGCTCGCTGGTGCGCTCGTCGTTGTAGCTCGTCGGCGCCGTGGTGCCGACAACCACCGAGTACAGGCGCCAGTAGTTCGCCGAGTCGTCCCAGTTGGTCGTCGTGGTCGCCACGCTGACGACGCCGTCCGACTTCTTCATCACGACATAGTTCGTCGCGCTGGCCGTCAGCGTCACCGTACCATTGGCGACGTTAATGCCTGCGATGCGGCCGCCCAGCGTGCCCCAGGTGAGCAGCGACGTGGTGCTGGCATCGCGGCCGCCGATCAACCCTTGCGAGTTCGCGTCGTTGATCTGGTTGATCTTGGCGACCGCGCCGGTGCCCTCGGCTACCTGTGGGACGGGAGAAGTACTGTTTGCCATTCGTTTTCCTTAGAGCGTCGCTTGCAGCTCGGAGCCGGCGCCGTAGGTGTCGGACACTTGGGAGATGCCGACCCAGAGCGTCCCGCCCGGCGTGAGGCCGGCGGCCGTCTGCTCGGCGCTGGTGAAGGTCGCGGTGCGCGAGGTGCTGGTCTTGGTGGTCGCCACCGTGGTGAACGCGCTCGACGTGTAGAGCCGGATGCGGTACGCCTCCGTCGTCTCGCCCAGTGGCACGATCCCGCGCAGCGCATTGCTGGCGAAGCGCGTGCGCCGCTCCCAGGTGATGGCCTGGTCGTTGCTCGCCGCCTTGGACTTGCGCGCGTCCCACGGTGCGTAGGGGCGCAGGCCCTCGGCCGTGTTGGCATAGACGACGGACGCCGTCGCGTTCATGTCCCGGCCCAGCGACACTGCGCGGTAGGACTTGTTCTGTCCGATCTCGCTGGCTCCCATGCTCGGGCGCAGAATGCCGCTGACACCAGCCAGCAGAAGGAACGTGTCGCCAATCGCGTGAGTGCCGCGGTTGCGCTCGGTGCCGAACAGGCCACGAAGCAGTCCGTAGAGGCGATAGCGACCGCTGCCAAGGTCGTCCGCGCGCTGGAACTGGATCGCCTCCCAGCGGCCATTCGTGCCAAGCAGCGCCAGGTTGGCGCGCGTGGTCATGAGTTGGTCGTTCGTGATGCTGGCCAGCACGTCGTCGCCCATGGTGACGATCACGCTGTTCGCGCCGTCGATCATTCGAGGCGACCAGGTGCCGAGCGCATCCTCGGCGAAGCCAGTCGCGCACACATTGCTGACAGTGCCGCGGTCCTGGAGGCTGGTGTCGTCCTCCCCGACCCAAAGCGTGGCGCCGTTCCATCCGGGGCCAAAGCCCTCCATGCAGGCATAGATGCCGCCGTTGCTGTCCTCGTCCCGGAAGATCGGGGCATCGGCCAGGGTCAGGCGCGTGTTCGATGGCTGCGCCGGGACTTCCTGGCCGCCGCTGTAGCTGGTGGCGCCGACCGCAGTCTGCGAGTACAGGGCCGAATCCGCCGGAACCGCCTCGCACTCCAGCAGCGAGCCCGTGTCGGTGATCTTGGTCAGGCGCCAGTCGCTGAGGCTGCCTTCGGGGTACTCCACCGTCGCCACGTCACCCGGAGAGAGCGCCAGGTACTTGCGCTGCAGCTTCAGGCTGCGCGCGTTGCGGGCGTTCCAGGCGTCGCACCAGAGCCGGAAGGCGATCGTCGCGCCTTCGTCCGGCGTCAACGCCAGCGGCAGTTCAATGGTCGTGACCTTCTCCGAGGTCGTTACCTGCCCGGTGTAGCTCTCCGTCGCCGTCTGGTAGTCGTCCAGGTAGTTCAGGAACGACACCGACACCGTCTTCGGGCACTCGACCTCTTGCTGGTGCGTGAGCGGCATCGGGTCGCCGGGCTCCTCGCTGGCGTCGTGGCTGGCCAGGTCGACGTAGGGGATCGTCGCTACCGACACCTGGTCGGCGCGCTTGATGAACTGGATCTTCCCGTCCTGCTCGCGTACGTCGATCCCGTAGGCCATCAGCAGCGGGTCGATGTTGGCCCGCGCGCTGCCCGGGTTCTTGATGACGTAGCCAATGACCTCGTCGTCGATGCCGCTCACGTCGACGTGATCCAGGTCGACTCCCGCCCGGCGGCACTGGTCGGCCAGGATGTCCGCCACTGGATAGGGAGAGACGTTGAGGGCAGCGAAGCGGATGGCCTTGTAGTCGTCGGACGCTGGGACCGGGCCGACAACCGCCATCTCGTTGGAGCAATAGAAGGTGCGCGACGCCGGGCCGGAGAAGATGTTCTCGATCGCCAGCGCGCTGCCGGTGTAGAGCAGTGCCCAGGAGCCAGGATCAGTCGCCGTGGCCGGGTTGATCTTGTAGATCGAACGTGCCGTGATGTTGGGGCTGCCTGAAAGAATCAGCGCGAAGATGCCGAACTCGTTGACACACAGGCACGAGAACTGCAGCGCTAGGCTGTTCATGCCGAATGTCGGACCAATGGTGTCCGGCATCGAGGCGTCGATCGTGCCATTGGTGAAGCGGCGCGCCAACTTCAGAACACCGCCGTCGTCCGTCAGCACGTACGCCACACCGCCACCGATGCCAACCTGGAACGGAATGCCGGAAACGGGCGCGACGGAGATTGGCACGCCGTTGAATCGATTGAAGATCAGCGGCTGCGGGAAGTCGGGGTCGCCCAGACTCAGGACGATGAATAGCTTCTCGACCGGGTCGTAAGCCGCGCGCCCGACGTAGTAGCCAGGGCAGGAGCCGGCGTCGCCCTGATAGACCGTGTTGCGCACGCCCGAGTTGGCGTCGATGACATCGAGCCGTGCGGTGAGACCCGGCGCACCGCCGTTCGGCCATAGCCACAGCGCCTCGGTCGCGCAGAAGACCGGGTAGGGCTGGTAGGCGTTGGACTCCGGCAACTGGAAGTTGCGAACCGCCTGCACCTGTCCGCTGGTCTCGCCGTAGTAGACGGTGAAGCTGGTCGGGAAGCCGAAGCCCGAACTCTGCCAGTAGCTGTGCCATACGCCGTTGGGCTGGCACACACCCGCATACAGGTCGTTGGTGACGACCGGCACCGTCACCAGCTGCGACACTTCCGGTGCGGCGTTGGAATCGGTCGTGACCTCGAACGTCCCTTGCGGGATGCGGCCGCCCGGCGTCTCCAGCCAGGTGTCCATGACATAGGCCGTGTTCAGGTACGCCGGGACGTGCCCCACGCCCTTGATCGACTCCATCGTCGGGTCGGGCAACTGGCTGTCCGTGCCGAGGTAGACCGTCGCCGTCGCGTAGGGGCTGCTTGCGCTGGCCAGGGCCGAGGCAATCGGGATGCCGCTCGACTGGTCGTACTTCAGGGCGCCGTCGAACCAGCGCTTGCGCACCGCCGTGATCGGGCCCTCGCAGAGCGCCGTCGCCATGTGGACGAAGTAGCTGTGCGTCGTGGTCTCGTTGCCGCCGCCCTTGCCCTGCGACTCGGTCGTCGCCACGTCGATCTTGTCGGTCGAGAAGATGACGTTGCCGCCCATCCGCATGGTGCCGTACAGGATGGCGATGCCGACCCCGTAGGTGCTGACCGTGACCTTGAGGTCATCGAGTTTCGGCCCCTCGGTCTTGGTGCCGGGCGTGAGGGCGGCACCGATCAGCGAGCCGACAAGGAAGCCGAGCTGCGGATAGCCGAAGAAGGCGCCGACGACGCCGCCGATGACCCCGAGCGTGGTTTGCATCGTCATGGCGTCACCCCCGGGAAGCGAAAGCAGGCCATGAAGGAGCCGCCCATCTGGCGAAGCCAGGTTTCATCGAAGCGGCTTTCGGTCACGCGCCGCATCTGCGTGAAGGCGTGGATCACGCTCAAGCCGCCGTGCAGGTAGTCGCCGGCAATGCCGAGGTGCCGATTCGCGCCGAAGCGCATCACGATCACGTCGCCCGGCGCCATCTCGCCGCGGCCGACCTCTTGCAGGTGCTCGCGGCACAAGCGCAGCATGCTTTCGTCGGACGCCTGAGGGCCGTAGTCGCGCGTGTCGAAGGCAAGCACGTCGAACGCCTGCCCCACCTTGATGACCAGGCCGGCGCAGTCGATGCCGCCGCGGTCGCGCCCCTGGTGCTTCCAGCGGACGCCGAGCCAGGTGCGGGCCTCGGTCACGATGTCCGCGCCCGTCATGCCGCGCCCCCGGTTCCAGCGAGGCCGAGCACCAGGTCGGCGCCAGGCACATGAGGGAAGCCGCCGAAGCGGACACCGTTGCTCCACTTGACGATGCAGTCCTCCTCGAAGCGCTTGCGGCAGCCGGGGATCGCCTCGTAGGTGTCGCCGAAAGCCGGATAGCCGGGCATCGGCAGCGCCAGGGAGAACACCCCGCCGGAGAAGTTGGCGACCTCGACAGCGAAGCCGGCCAGGGCGCCCGAGGTGACGCGCAGCAGACCGCCGCCGAAGTAGTCCGCCGCCTCGCCGCGACCGGTGTCGGCCATCACGCGAGCGCTCGAAACGCTGGTGAAGGAGCCCGCGACCGTGATCGGCCCCAAGTCCACGCCGCAACGGTCATCGCCGAAGCGGTAGCGGCACGGCGCCGTGAACACCTCGCCGGCCGTCTGCTGCAGGAACTGCGTCAGGCTGCGGAACTCGGCCTGGAACGTCGCGCGGCCGACCTTCAACTCGCCCACCGTGCCGTAGCCGAGGATGATCTGGCCCATGCTCAGGTCGCGGTAGTTGACCTCGAACACCGTGACGAAGGCGCCATCCCACTCGCCGAACAGGATCTGCTGCTCGGTCGCCAGGTCAGGCGCCAGCGCGCCGACCATCTCGGAGTTGTTGACCGAGCCGCCGATCTCTTGCTGAGTCGCGGCAGGGTTCAGCCCCTCCTTTGCCCGGTAGACCTCTCCGTTGACGGGCAGGTCGCGCGGGCCGGCGGTGACAGTCACGACGCGGCCGCTCTTCGTCTCGAAACGCCAGCAGCGCGCGAGCGTGGTCGTGCAGCCCGCAATGTGTGCGAGCAGCGCAGGGGACGCGGTCTTCATGCCTCGCGGACCTCGTCGAGAAAGCAGGACGTGAAGGAGACAAGCCGCGACGCGGCACCACCGCCGGCGATCAACTCCCACTCCAGATCGTCATCTCGGAAATGCACTGGCATGTAGTAGCGACCCGACCAACCGAGCGCCTCGGTCGACTGCGGATACTTGTGGCCCTGCCCTGCTGCCGTGATCGTCTTGCCCGCGGTGTTCGTGCTCAGTGTGTAGACGTTCAACCCGCCGCCGCTGATGTTGGTGATCGTGTGCGCCTGGTTGTTCAAGAGCGCAGCGTCGGCTCCAGTCACGCCCTGGAGCCAAAGCCTCTGCCCCACCGCAAGGCCGATGGCCGTGTTCAATGACACCTGAGTGGTCGCACCCACCGTAACGGCCGAGACTGTGCGTGTGGCATCGGGAACGAAGGTGACGTAGGACGGTCCGGCGCTGATGCTGATGTTCCCGGCAGCCACGCCGACTGTCACGGGCGAACCACCTCGCGTGATCGCTGGCGTGCCGTAAGGCCTGGTGATCGTGTTGACCCCGCCGAGCGACGATCCCGAGGCCGTGTACCCTTTCCGCAGCCCGTAAGTCGGGCCGCCATTGCCGAAGCCAGCGACCCCGGACTCAACGCCCAGCATGTACCCCTGAAGAACGCCTTCCGACGAAGACACAAACGAGTCGACCGGATCGAAGATGAGAAACCCAGAAGCCCCTGCGTCCGTAGCTTCATAGATTCCGATGATCGAAGACGCGAGCGGGAGAATCAGGGGCTGAGTCGCGATCTGCCACCGGCGCAACGTCACGTCTCGATCAGCGTTGACCGACACATAGCCTCCGATGTTCTGAGTGCGCGTGTTCTTGCGCATCCGAGTCCCCGTCAGGGCGGAGATGAGCACCGACTCCGGCATGACGATGTTCTTGATTTCGAGTGTCATGCGATCCTCTGCGCACGCTGAAGCGCCCTACTCGCCGAAAGAGCCGCCTGGTCGGCAGTCTTTCTGGAGGTGCCTTCGGCGAAGGTCTGGTTGATGTGCACGACAGTGCTCCTGCCGCCGATCGCGCCGTTCGGGACGATGGTCCCCGGCTGATTTGGGATGAACAACTCGGGCCCTCGCTCCCCAACCAGCGATACCTTGCCAAGCGGCGGGCTTCCCCCGTCAGCGAACGCGCCGCCCCAGGCGCCCGCCAGCTTGATAAGGTTGTCCAGTGAATCGCCGGGGAGCGCGTTCGCGACGGTCGTCGCTGCGCCATTCGACATGCCGCCAAAAAGCCCTCCCAGAACTCCGGCGAATCCCCCGCCGCTGTCGTTGGCGGCGGAGCCGAAGACCGATCCAACGCCTTCGAAGTCAACCGACTTCACATAGAGCGGGTTCGCGATCGTGGAGCCTCGCGCCAGGGCGTCGTTCGCGGCCGACTTGCCGCCGCCCAGGCCGAGCGCACCGAGCCAGTTCTCGCCGCTTTCCTTGTTGCTGGTCAGGCCGCCGAAGATCTTCGAGAAGATCGAGTCCTTGTCGCTGACGGCGCCTTGCATCCACTGGGCGAGCGGCTTGGTCAGTTGCTGCTCGACAATGCCGGAGATGATCTGCTTGCCGATCGCGTCGCCGAACTTCTTGAATGAGTCGAGATTTCCCGTCCACAACGCGTCAGTGATCGACTCATTCAGGCCGCCGAGGATGTTCGACATCAGCGCGCGGGCCCGGCCGGCGGCGTCCTCGACGTAGTCGATGTAGTCGGCCAGCGCGGTCGTCGCGCCGTTGCGCCAGTCTTCCTGCTTTTCCTTCAGAGCGTCGAAGTAGGCCTGCTGCGCCGCCAGCGCGTCGTCGAGCGCCGACTTGATGCGGGCGGTCTCTTCTTTGTAGGCATCCGAGCCGAGTTGGTTCTTCTCGGCGGCGTTCTTCGTCAGCTGCCGCTGGTAGCCCTCGAACTCGCGACGGATCGAGCGCTGCGCCTCCACCTCACTGCGGGCACGCGAGCCCAGCCCGAAGGCTTCAAGTGTGCGGTCCTGCTGGTCCTGTCGGCTCCGATTCGAGGACTCGATCGAGATGTTGATGCCCTCGATCTGGCGCGCGAACTCCTCCGCGTCCTTGCGGCGCTGCTCGTCGAGCTTGGCCGCCTCCTTCTTGAGCTCGACCTGCTTCTCGATGGCGACGTTCTGGTCGAGCTGGGCTTTGATCGCGCCCTGGTTGGCCAAGAGGCTCTTCTGTTCGGCGGTGAGAGTGCCTTTGGTCTTGAGGTCGGCGACCAGCTGGACGAACTTGGCGCGTTCCTTCTCGGAGGCGGTGAGCTTTTCGTCGGTTGCAAGCTGCTCCTTGAGCGCCGCCTCTTGCTGGCGGAGACCGGCGAGCATCTTCGTCGCCGCGTCGTCCTGGAAGGCCTTACCGGCGGCCGCCTTCGGATCCTTGAACTTCTCGTTGATGTTGGCGACGAGCTTGTCGTATTCGGCGCCGCTGGTCGCCTTGCCCAGGGTCTGAAAGTCCTTGTTCAGCTCGGCGATCGCCTTTTTGCGCTTGTCCGCGTTGGTCTGGACTTCCTTCGTCAGGGTGTTCAGGCGGTCCGAGGCCGCGATCTTGGCGGCGTCCGACCGCGCTTTCTCGCCTTGCGCATACGCGTATTCCTGCTCGCGCAACGATTGACGCGACAGCGTAGCGATCTCCGCCTGCAGGCGCGAATTGCCCTTCTCGAATGCTCCGGTCGTCAGGCTGTTGGTGGCACCGCGGGCCTGGCGATCGGCCAACTGCTTCTGAAGGTCCGCGATCCTATCGCCCGTGGTCTGCGGGCGCCCCAGCCCGGACATGATGTCCCAAGCTTCCTTGGCGTCGTGCGTAAGCGCCTGCCACGCGCGGGCCAGAACGCCGGCCTGCTTCTCGACCGCAGCCATGCGCGCGGTGGTCGCCTCGGCCAGGCTCTTTTGAGCCAGCGCGGCTGCTCCCTCCTTGTCGCCCTGCTCCTCCAGCGCACGGATGCGCTCGTAGGTCGTCAGGTTGAGGTAATGCAGTTTCTCGTTCAGGTCGGCCGACGCCTTGGCCGGAGCATCCGCCAATTTCACGAACTGCCCGACAGCGTCGTCAATCGACGTGCCAAGCACCCGGTTCATTGAAACGACCGCCGCCCCGACCTCCGTGAAGGACGAGCTTGCGATCTTCCCGCTCTGCGCCATGGCGGCCAGGGCCTCGGCCGCCTCGCCTTGCGTGCCGGTGATCTTCGCGATGTTCGCCGCCATGCCCTGCAGCTGGTCGGTCGTCTTGCCGATGCTGTTACCGGTCAGGATCAGGGCTTTGGCATACGCCTCCGACTCCTTGCTGCCCTGGTACATGGCGACAGCAAGCGCGCCAACGCCGGCCGCGGCGAGCGTCAGCGGCGTGATCAGGCTAGAGATGTAGTTGCCGAGTGCGCGGGCGGCAGGGCCGACGCCACCGAAGACGTCTTTCAACTGACCGCCTTGCTGCAGCAGCACCGTCAGCGGCGACTGGCCCGCTTGAAGGCTGGTGACGATGTCGGTGAACTGCGCCGGCACTTGGCGCAGAGCCGCAGCGGTTTGCTTAGCCGACATGCCAATCTTGTCCAGCGACTGCGCAGCGACAACGGCGGCCTTCTGCGACTCGGACGCAATCTGAGGCACCACAGCAGGCAGTGCCGCCGGCTTCGTGAAGGCGGTAGCCCCGAGCGAAGTAGTCGCGCCGGCCAGCGTGTTGCTCGCGCCAAGCGAAGTCGTGACCTTGGACCAATCTACAGCCGCCGCCGTCGCCGCCTTGGTCTTGGCGGTAACGGCATCCAGTTGATTGAGGTACGGGCGCAGCACGTCAACGTTCACGCCGCGCTGGTTGGCCAGGGATTCGTAGAACGCAGAGCCAGACTTCTTGCCGGCCTCAGCCGCCGCCGTCGCGCGCTGGATGGAGCTGATCAGGTTCGAGGTTGCCCGATCAACCTTCGCGCCGGCAGCGCTCGCGCCGTCACCAATTCCGTCGATGCCCTTTGAGGCCGCTTGGCCGGACTGAGCAACGGATTGCGCCATGTCCTTGGCGGAATCCTTGACCTGCTGGAAGCCCGCCTT